TAACTTGACAATCAAACCGCGCCAGTGTTATGCTGGGGCATATCGCACCGCATAGGGTGTAAACAACACGACCATGAACCTCGCATAACGCGGGGTTTTTTGCGTTGGCGGGATGCCAACTATTAACAGCGGGAAGCTGAAACCATGAAAATCGAAGTAACCGACGCAACCACGTTACCGACGTGGCTACAAACGCACGTATCCGAAGGCCATCTTGATCTTGGCGCACTTGCTGCGCCGGAGGATGTAAGCGGCCTAAAGACAGCCCTATCCAAAGAGCGGGGCAACGCAGCGGCGTGGTCTAAGTTTGGAACCCCTGCGGAAATGGACGCACGCATTGCAGACCTGACCGAAAAGGCCAAGGGCAGCGGCAAGGGCAGCGACGACGCGCAAGCCAAGCTGGACGCAATGGCGGCGGACTATGAAGGCAAGTTGACGGGTGCTAATGAGCGCATAAGCAAGATGATGAAGCGCGGCGCAACATCTGAGTTTGAGGCGGAGTTATCACGCGCTGGATTTAAGCCAAGCGTGACTGCAAAAATGGCGCAGTTCAACATGGACCGAATAAGTTTTAATGAGGACGGCACTACAAAAGTGATGACCTCTGACGGAAAGCCTATGATTGGATCGGGTTCCGATCATGGTGCCACCTTTGCCGATCTGGCTAAGGAAATGGCGGCAAGCCCCGACAATGTTGATTTTGTATTGTCTTCATTCAAGGGCGGCGGCGGGAAGCCAGCCGGATCACAGGGCGGGACGCCTGACAAAGTAAACGTAACCCGTGCAACTTTCGAAGGCATGTCGCAATCGGAACGCTCGGATCATTCGAAATCAGGCGGCGGCATTTCAGGCTGACCCCCACACTTAGGAGATTTGCCACATGGCAAACGTATTTGACGACCTCGCAGCAGACATCTACAAAGCAGCCGACATTGTTGGCCGTGAACTTGTGGGCGTTGTGCCTTCCATGACAATCAACGCTGGCACGGAGCGCGCTGCGTTCGGTGGTGTTGTTCGTTCAGCATTTACCCGTGCAACATCGGTCAACGAAAGCTATACGCCTTCCATGACCATTCCAGAGGGTGACGATCAAACGGTTGATAATAAGACCGCCACAATCGACAAAGTCGCCAATGTCAAAATCCCATATACGGGCGAAGACATTATGAAGCTGAACAACGGCGTCGGCTATGAAACTGTTTACGGCGATCAAATTGCGCAAGCAATGCGCGGCATCACCAACAAAATCGAAGCCTATTCTGCGCTGACGATTTCACAAGGCGCATCGCGTGCCGTCGGTACGGCTGGCACCACGCCTTTCGCATCTGACTTTGATTTGATTGCCGAAGCCCGTCAAATTCTTGTCGACAACGGTATGCCGCTCGATGGTCAAGCAACCATTGCCATCAATACCGCAGCAGGCACAAAGCTGCGCAACTTGGCGCAATTGCAAAAAGTAAACGACTCCGGCAGCGACGAATTGCTGCGCCGTGGTGAGTTGCTAAACTTGCAAGGCTTGATGTTGAAAGAAAGCAACGGCATTGTTGCGCACACCAAAGGTTCCGCAACTAACGGTCGCACAAACAACGCGGCAGGTTTGCCAGTCGGTACAACTGTTATTCCGTTGGAAAACATCACGGCAGGTGCGACTGGTTACGTTGCTGGTGACGTTGTGACTTTTGCGGCTGATACCGTGAATTCTTATGTTGTTCAGGTTGGTTTGGCGGCTGGTGCGGCTGGCAACATCACAATCGCAGAGCCGGGCTTGCGCGTTGCATTGCCTGACAACAACAACATCACAATCGGTGCAAACTACACTGGCAACTTTGCATTTCACCGCGCTGCGGCTGAATTGGTTGTCCGTCCGCCAGCAATGCCGCAAGGTGGCGATATGGCGTCTGACCGCATGACAATCCAAGACCCGTTTTCTGGTCTGGTTTTCGAAATGGCGATCTATAAAGGCTACGGCAAATCCATGCTGGACATCACCACCTTCTATGGTGTGAAGGTTTGGAAGCCTG